TCGAAGGTGCCCTGGGGGAGATGGCGTTAGCCAAGCACCTGGGTATCTACTGGGACGGGAAAGGCACGATGCGGGCCCCGGACGTTGGCGATGTTGATGTCCGAACCAGGAGCAAGCACACATACGATTTGATTGTTCACGACCGTGATGATGACGGTCGCTTTATTTATCTGCTGACCGGCGGCAACGGGGAATACCGTTTCCACGGAGGCATTTACGCTCGAGACGCTAAGCATGAACGGTACTGGAAAGATCCAGCAGGCGGCAGGCCAGCCTACTTCGTCCCGCAATCCCACTTACAGAATCCATCAACCCAACGAGGTAATCGATATGACGTTCATTAAATCCATCGGAAAGGAGTGCAAATCTAGGATGCTGCACCTTACAGAAGCAGAAGCCGGCTTGTTCTTCATCGGCGCAGTTCTGTTCAATGTAATTCTGATCGCCCTCCTGGCCTTCGCAGCAGGCTGATGCGGCACTGCTATATCTGCAACAAGGCGGGCGTACCGATCGAGGACGCCCTCTGTGGTGAGTGCAGAGCCACCAGAAAAAAGTGGTCGTTCGTTAGTTGGGCGACCAAAATATTTGGTTGCTCAATGGTTGGGCGACCAAATTACGGTGTCAGGAAGTGACCCCAATGCTGACACTGCTGTAAGACCTTGCCCGCCTTTTTTGCCCGCCTTTTATATCCTCGTACAGCTCTAACGAGCCTGTAATCGCCCTCCCGGGCCGCAGTTATAGGCTATACGAGGATCTACGAAACTTTCCAATACGGGTTCGAGACCCGTCAGCCACCCCATTTTTATCCATCGTAATCAATAAGTTACGATCGGCCTCTTTATTTTACCCGCCTTTTACCCGCCTTTTGCCACATTTCTGCGTGTCTGCCGGCAGCTTCTAGGGGTCTGCCGGCACATACTAGGTCTGGGGTAGTCCAGCGGTTTTCGTCGAAATCGCACCACCCATACTATTAGTGTGCAAAACTTAGGCGCAAAAACGCAATAACACAAATTAAAACAGTGGCTTACAGCGTTTTTTGGGGTTGTAAATTTTGGTCACGGGTTATTTTGAGCTCCGGGATTTCCGGGATTTCCGGAGGTTTCGGAGGTTTATTGACTTACGAAAAACGACGATAAGGACGTTAAGCCCTATCAGGGGTGATGTGTGCTACCGCAGGAGTGCCCCAGGGAAAACCGCAGGAGTAGCCAGAAACCTAGCAACCACGCGGGTTACAGCGCGACAAAACCGCAGTAGTAACCGCAGGAGTGAATGAGGGACAAACGCACTATTTACCCAGGCTAGATGCTGTTGAGTAGGTTGACCTGATCTCGATCCTTCACACCTGAGATCCAGTCGGCGTAGGTGTTGAGAAACATCTCTGTGGTGTGACCGAGCTGCTTGGCCGCAAATGCGGGCTCGACCCCGGCCATGAGCATTTCAGATGCCCTGGTGTGCCGGCAGATGTAGGGGCGGCGGTAGGTCATCCGGCACTTCTTGAGCGTGGCAGTCCAGTCGGCCAGATATTTTTTCGTCTCCCGGCGTTGGTTGCCGTTCTGATCGAGGAAGATCGCACCCCCGGCAAATCGTCTAGGGTGGTTGGAGAGCAGGGTGACCATTTCCTGATTGATAAACACTTGTCGCACTTTGTGGATCTTGGTGTCGGTGATCTCCCTGCGAACCATCGCGCGCTCGACCAGGATCGTATCCCCGGATATGTCCTCCCATCTCAGCGCCAGAATCTCCCCGGTTCTCATGCCTGTCTCGAACGCCAGTTTGTAAAACAGCCAGGAGTCACCCTCTAGCCTGCCTAAAATTTTCGCCTTTTCTGAGGGCGTGAAACGCTGGATCGCGGGCTTCTGGTGGCGCTTGATGCTGACGGCATCCACCGGGTTCGATGAAATCAGCTCTTCCTCGAGGCCCAGCTTGAACACCAGGCGGAGAGGGATCAGAGCGTTCTTCTTGGTTTTCTGGGATACGTTGTGTGACGCCAGGATCTCTCTGATATGAGATGGCCGGATCGTATACACCGGCTTGGTGGCCAGTGTCGGCATCCAGTATTGGTTAAGGATCTGCTTGTAGCTGTACCCGGTCGAAGGCTTTACGTCAGTCTGATCGAGGAACGCCTGAGCGAGATTGCCGAAGGGCAGGGTGGAGTCGTACCGGCGCTCTCCGTGGGTGAGCTGCCTTACCCATTCCTCCCGGGCGGCGATCGCTTTTCGTAGGCCAGCGTCAGAGTTGGCGTAGCGAAAGCTCTTGTAGTGCCGCTGCCCATGTATTGTGACCTGGCACTCCCACGCTCCTCGTCGCCATCGTAAGCCTTTAGCCATGCAGTCAGCTCCTCTTGGTCAACGATCGTGGTTCTGCCCACAACATAGTAGTGCCTGCCTTTCGTCAGCTTGCGCTTCCAGTTTTTAAACGTAGTGCGCGGAATCCCAGTATCTTCACACCACTTGTCCAGTGCGATCAAGTTAGCCATCGTCCTGTACCTTTTTCTCTCTGCCGATCGCGGGATCCCAGTTGCGGCAAAAACTGCAATACCAGCCGATCCTGACGCCTTCCGGCTTATCGCTGCGGGCATACGAAATCACTTCGACTGCAACCTTCCCGCATGAAGGACAGTCTTTGGTTTGCATATTGTCACTCATTGATTTTTTCAAAGGTTGTGGGCAAGCCAAAGCCCTCAGTCTCGAGGGCAATGGCTGCTTGGATTAAATCGACGGGATCCACCTTGATAAATTCCGGCGGAGACTCATCCTCCGCGGCATGAACCATGTGGTGCTCGATCAAAACGTTGGCCCAACGTATGACATCCGCCCGGGTTTTAATCACTGGACGCCTCTACGGTGACGGCCCTGGAAAGATGCCAGTGCGCCTTTTCAATATCCTGCCAGCCGTTTTTCTTGTGGGCCCGGAGCAGATACTGAACGGCGGTCAGGATGTGAAAGCCCTCTGTTCCGTTGTAATGCGGGCCCATCTCTTCGAGGATATGAACCACCTCAGTACCAGCGATGTGGTAGTGAGGCGGGTTATTCACCATGTCCGGGTCACCATCGAGCTCCTGGTGCGCTTTCTCGATCGCTCTGTCTAGCTTGCGGCGGTTGTCATCCATGCGCTTAGCAATGCTGATGTCGGCTATGTGCTCCATGATTGCCTCCTAGAACGGGATATCTTCGTCTGCGAACGCTGAGCCCTGGCTGGGTTCTGAGTCGCTAGAGCTGGAGCCCTTGGAATCAAGGAACTGAAAGTTTTTAACCTTGATGTCTGTGAAGTAACCGCCCTGGTCAGACTTACGCTTGTCGATTGATCCCTCGACGTAGAGCTTTGATCCTTTCTTGGCGTACTCGGCAACGATGTCGGCCTGCTGATTCCAAAAAACTAAGTCGTGCCAGGTTGTTTTCTCTTGGCGCTCACCGTTTTTATCCTTCCAGCGCTCTGTCGTTGCGAGGCTGACGTTGGCTACCCGGGCTCCACTGGGGAGCTCTTTCACCTCTGGGTCGCTGCCCAGGTTGCCTATCAGAATTGCAGTATTAACGGTCATTTCATTCTCCTTACTTGAACACTGTCCTCGCCATGAACCCGGTACTTTTCCAGATCGATGTGCGGGGCTTCGGTTTTAAATGCTTTTTCCCAACAGATAGAGCTGCGGCCTTTGATGGGGATGATTTGCCACTCTCGGCCCTGCACCTTCTGCCTTGCGTGTGCGTTGACTTCGTGCCAGTGCAGCATTTCCTGCTTGATCGCTTCGTCCTGCTTTTTCAGATCGAGCATCTGATCTGCGATCAGGCTCCGGCGATTCTCTAGGGACTGGAAGTCCTCGAGCTCACTGGCATCAATCGGGGGTAGGTAATTCTCGACGTCTCTGGCGAACTGCATCCAGGCGTCGATCAGCTTCGCTCTGCGCTCTGGCTTCGATGTGTACCAAGCCATGTGCATATTCTCGGCAGTGCCGTCAGAGCAGCACATGATTGCCCTCTCCGCACCGGAGACTAAGAGCTGGTGCTCCAGTTGCCAGTAGTGCGTATCTGGAACCATTCCGGCATCGAGTGCCGCAATCAACTTTTTGTTCGCGAGCTTGTGCTCCCAGATCAGCTTGCCGTCCCAGGTGATCCCGTCGAATGACGCCGACAGCTTGACTGCCAGCGTGTCACGCACTTCTTCCGGCTGATCCTCTGGGAACTCGGCGGGTTCTACTACTCCGCAGCGGGGCAGTAGGAAGCTCTCACCCTTATTCCAAGGGATGTAAAACGAACTATTCTCCGGCTCCATTTGCGCCAGATACTGCTCAACGATCGGCCGGGCATCGGCTTCAGCCTTGTGTCCTTTATCGAAAAGCGCCAAGGTGAATTCATCGAATTGCTCTTTCTCCCCGGTTGCCTTTTCCCGCAATAACTTCTCGCGGTCAGCGCTGGAGCCCATCAGCTTATTGGCGTCAGAGGCCCCCCAGTGCTCGTCACGCCAATTTTCCCACTCGGGGGTGCCCTGGTCTAAGTCAACGTAGATCATGCGGCCTCCCCGGTATCAGGAACTGCGTCCTCGAGGATCTTCATTTGATCCGGGGTAGCGACCAATCCCTTTGACTTGAGGAGCTGGATCGCTCCCGCAATCGGATCCCCGGCGGCAATCTTCTTCGCCAGGGCATCAATGGTTTTTTGCTCCGGGGCTTTTGGTGGCTCGGGCTCGGCTTTGATCTCCAGCTTTGCTGCCTTGGCCGGAGTCTTGGTCTTGCCTTTTGACTTCGGCCCGTCAGCGTCCTCATCTTCGCTGATAAACGCCTGCATGGCGGTCTGGCCGTCATCATCCAGATCGTGCTCGATTCCCAGCATGGCCAGCAATCCATAGCGCTTTGCGTATGTAGTCAAACCGCCAATGGTTTGAGGCGTAGGCTTGTCACCAAACTGCATAGGTGCGCTGTCGGTGAACATGGTCTGACCAGATTCATGGATCAGCGTAGTCCTGACGCGCATATGGGCAGCGGTGCATTTGACCGTTTGGGTAAAGGTTAAACCGTGCTCGACCAGGATCGGATTGACTAAGGCAACGATCGCCTCGAGCTTTGCGTACTTGCCTCGAGCCGCCTGGCTGTCTCGGTGTGGGTTTCGCAGTTTACTGCGGGCCTGCACAAATGCTTTGCAGATGAGATCGTTCTGGTCACTGAACATAATCAGCCTCCTCTCGAGCGCGCAGAGCATCGAGCTGCTGGCTGTAGACGTAGGCAAATTCATAGCCCAGGTGGTAATACTCCGGGATGCCTTTGGGTGTGCGGAAGTCGTAGCGGTGGGGCTTGCAATTCATCTCATCGAAGAAGCCGGTGAACCAGGCGACGGTCGCCTTCTTGGTGTCTGGCGCGCCCATGCAAGCTAAGACGCAGTGGTGGTGGACTTCGGGGGTGACGATCTCAGCGCCCCGGACTTGTGATACCTCAATAGTTTCGCGGGCAACGGAAGCGGCCCTGGTTATTGCTGTTGCGGACATGATTTCTCCTTAACGCCGGCCTTTGGTGGCGGGCTATGAGTGAAATCTAGTCCAAAAAAGATAAGCAATCAAGGAATTTATTGGATCATATTATTTTCTATCATAAAGATTGAATTTTAATTTGGCAAAAACCTCAATATGAATTAAGGTAATTCGTCGATCGTGACCTATCTATTGGGGGCTAGGTATGGGGCAGGCAGCCGTAAGACTGGAGGCTTCTATGCGCGAAGTAGAATTGAACAGCAAGATCTTATTGGAAAACTTGCAAGTATTAGAGGAGGCCGGGCGAGTCTCCGACCTCGTTATAGTCAGTCGCTTCGTTGATTCCTTACTAGCGCATCAACCATCTTCTCAACAGCCTGACGCCCCTCGGCATCAAGACCGGCAATCTTCTGCATGATTGTGTCGGTTTTGGCGTGATCTTGATCTAGCCAGCCTGCCTCGAGGTTCAGAGCGGCCTCGATCTTTCTAGCAAGCCTATCGCCCATATTCCTGCGGGATTCTCCTGCATGAAATAGACGGGCTATCTGCATATGGGTGACGCCAACTGCGTTGGCCATGCGGTTTTTAACGCCTTGAAATCTTGTGTCTAACAAATACCGGCAGTTTTCTCTGCGGATATCAGCAGCAGTTCTCACGCTGAGCTCCTTTCCTGGGGAACATGAGTGGTGGTCTTACCTGGTGGCTGTCTGGGGTATTTTTATTTCCCCGTCACCACGGAATCCAGAATTGAAAACTAGGCTGCGCGTGGTCTCTTCCCATGTCCATACATTACACATTAATGGATGGAAAATAAACGAATTTGACAAAATTTTGTTTGGTTGTCACTTATCGCAGGCCAACTAACCTCCTGCTGATCCAAAAAAAGTTGCAAGTCAGTCCATAATGGATATATCTTTGCCGCAGGAGGGTAAATATGAAAAACATTCTGGGGTATTTCGACCGCGTTAAGGAAAGGAAAAGCAGCAGGGGATTCCGGGAGTGGGACGCAATGTGCCCAGCGCATGACAGCTCGAGCCGAACGCGCAAGCTGGTAATCACTGAGAAGCCGGACGGCTATGTTTTTTACTGTCGCAGCGGCTGTAGTCACCGAGAAATCCTTTGGGCTGCTGGCCTAAATTGGCGCGATATTAAGACTGAATCAGGCGTATCCGCAAGGATCCCGAAGTTCGACACATATCACCAGGCACTGATCTTGATTGCCGAGGCAGAAGTGAAGAAGGGCAAGGTGCTCAGCTCTGGGGATCGAGCACTTTACCGGGATGCGATCAGGCGTAGAGCCGGGGCAAGTGCGTGAAGTGGCTCAAGTTGTACGTCGATATCGCACAGAATCCTCGCATCAAGCTCCTGGCTTTCGAGGATCGCTGGCATTACATCTCGCTCCTCTGCGCTAAAGCGGAGGGATATCTCGATGAGCGGCCAGAGCTCCGCGATCGAATGGTCAGTGTTCACCTGGGCCTCACTCCGACCGAGCTCGAGAACGTCAAGGATCGACTGGTCGATGTCGGTTTAATCAGTGACCAGTGGCAAATCTATAACTGGGACGAGAAGCAATCCAAGGATGCGACCGGCGCAGCCAGGAAGCGGAGACAACGTGCCCGGGAGAAAGCCGAAAAAGAAGCGTCCCTTACTAATAAGAATATAGAAGTAGTAGAGAAGGAAAATGTGACAGTCACGCGACCGTCACGGGACAGTCACGGGACAACAACCACTAAGCGCTCTAAAACCTTTGTTCCACCTACGATTAGCGAGGTTCGGGAGTACATCAAAGAGAAGGGTTACACCTTCGACCCGGATCGCTTTGTCAGCTACTACGGCGCGAATGGCTGGATGGTGGGCAAGAACAAGATGAAGTGCTGGAAATCTGCCTGTACCAACTGGCAGTCCCGGGAGCCGGCAAAGGCTTCATTGGGCCCGGCTACAGATGCGGGGGTAATCGCGGCATGACTCCCGACATAGACGATTTCAGAAACATCGATATCCAGTCTGAGCTGGCCGACATGGAAGCGCTCGATATGCGCCCGGCTGGCCAGCTCGCAGAGCGCACGATCGCTCGCCGGTCAGAGGTTGACGAGGGCATGGATCTGCCTTGGGCTAAGCTCCAGGGGCACCTGACACTCAGGAAACGTGAGCTGGTGCTATTGGGTGGTTTCACTGGTCACTTTAAGACCACTATTACCAGCCAGATCGGGGCCTACGCTATGCGCTCTGGCCACAAGGTTGGCGTGTGCAGTCTTGAGCTCAATGCAGAGGACATCATCGAGCAGCTCGCAGAGATCAGCGCGACTGTATCCCGGCCTTCAGAGGGATATCTGAAACGCTGGTGCGATTGGGCCGACGATAAGCTAGTGATCTACGACCGACTGGATT